AGCTATGAAGAAAGCTTTGGTATTGTTAGAAGATGAAATTAAAAAACATAATCTTGATGCAGTACCAGTAGCAAATGTGCATGATGAGTTTCAATATCAAGTAAAAGAAAATCAAGCAGAACAACTAGGACAACTAGCAGTTCAATCAATACAACAAGCAGGGATTAAACTAGGACTTAGATGTCCATTAACAGGGGAGTATAAAAGTGGAAACAACTGGAAAGAAACACACTAAAACAATTGATACTTTAGTTCCAGATATTAATAAGTTATTAACAAATCTGGGTGATGGTAAAAAATTAGAAGTATCAGATGAACAACTAAATAAATTTGTACAGAATATTAAAGATGCTCTAGTTGACTGGACTAATCCAGTTAAACAAGATAAGAGTTCTTTAAGAATGTCTATACTAGGAAGACCATTAAGACAACTATGGTATGATAAACATAAACCAGTCAAGAGAGAAAAATCAAATCCATCTTTACAATTAAAATTTTTATATGGACATCTACTTGAACATCTTGTTTTATTTCTTACTGATTTAGCAGGACATAAAGTTACAGACCAACAAAAGAAAGTTAATGTTGATGGTATTGTAGGACATATGGATAGTAAGATTGATGGTGAAGTTGTTGATGTTAAGACTGCTTCCTCATTTTCATTTAAGAAATTTCAGAATGGTACACTTGCAGATGATGACCCCTTTGGATACATTGCTCAACTCACAGGTTATGAAGAGAATGAGAAAACAAAACAAGGTGGGTTTCTTGTTATCAATAAATCAACAGGTGAGTTAGTACTATATAAACCAGATGATTTATTAAAACCAAATATTAAAACTTTAATTAAAGATGTTAAAGAAAAATTAGATTCAAAAGAATTACCTAAAAAATGTTATGAACCAGTACCACATGAGAAAGCAGGGAACATGAAACTTCCTGCAGGATGTGTGTTCTGTTCTCATAAAATAGAATGTCATAAAGATACAAATCAAGGTAAAGGATTACGAGCATTTAAATATGCAAATGGTAATGTTTATTTTACTGAAGTTGTTAAAGAACCTAAAGTTGATGAGGTGAAATTAAATATAGAAAAATAATTTTATGTTGAAACACAAGCACTTGTTAGTAAGAGCAGAAGTATTAGACCCACCAAAAGATATAAAGGAAATAAAAAAGTGGACAAAGAATTTAATAAAAGATATAGATATGAAAATACTTGCAGGTCCTTATGCAAAGTATTGTGATGTCAAAGGTAATAGAGGATTAACTTGTGTTACAATCATTGAGACTTCACACATTGCGTTGCATTCATGGGATGAGAATGACCCTGCATTAGTTCAGCTTGATGTTTATTCTTGTAAAGATTTAGATGAGAAGATTGTATTTGATTATCTTTATAAGTTTCAACCAGTACGAATGAGTTATAGATACTTCGATAGAGAAACAAATTTTAAATTGATAAAGGTTAAAAGATGAACACAAAGAAAATGAAAAGAATTAGACGAAGAGCAAAGGAAGTTATTGTAGAATGGTTACAATCTCTACTACCAGAACACGAAAAAGATAAGGTAACTATTCATAATGTAATGGACATGATGCCCAAACAAACTCATTATGTATTTCAAAATCAAGTGCGACTATCTGCTTGGTCTTTTAAATGGGTAGTAAAAAAATTAAAACAAAATGAACACTTGACTTTTAAGCAACTTGATGGTATAATAAAGGGTACTGAAAATATTCCAAGTGGCATTAAAAGATGGTAAGATATCGTAGTAAATTTGAAAAAGAAATTGTATCTAAATTAAAAAATAAAAAGATAAAGTTCTTTTATGAACACGAAAGAATAAAATATGTACAACCGAGTATTCTTCGGGCTTATACTCCCGACTTGTATTTTCCTCATACTAATGTATATGTAGAATTAAAAGGGCGGTTCAAACTTTCAGACAGAAAGAAACATCTTTGGTTAAGGGATAGTACTAAACATGATATTCGTTTTTGTTTTCAGAATGCGAGAGTTAAAATTAGTAAAGGTTCTAAAACAACTTATGCTGATTGGTGTATAAAAAATAATTTTAAATTTTGTGACAAAGTTATTCCTAAAGAATGGATGATAGGAAAAGAATATCCTCCAAAAAATTCTTGGGGTATGACAAGAAAGAAAAGAAATGTTAAATAAATTATGTTTATGGTATGCTAGGTTGACACCTATTGATAAAATATTTTTAGTAATATTTTTTTCTCTTGGTTCATTAACTTTATTAAGTTTAATAATGATGATAACATTATAAGGAGATATGATGGCACAACTAGAACAAGGCAAAGCTTATATAGTTCTTACACCTACAGGTATAGGTAAGACAAAGAAGATTGATATTGAATTAATTAATTTAGTATCGGAAGATAGAGAAGTATTAACACTAGCACAAGGGATATGGTGGTTTGCAAAACACAATCCTAAACTTGCTACATATATTGGGATGAGAGAATTCGAAAAATTAATAATGAAAGGGATGAAGGATGACAAAAAACTTAACTAAAGAATATTTAAATACAGCTATTAAATTAATAACTGGTCCAAGGGCAAATGATTATGGTGATAAAGTTATTAACCACCAGAACATAGGCAAACTTTGGTCAGCTTATTTAGGTGTACCAGTTACTGCCCATGATGTAGCAATATGTATGACACTATTAAAAATTGCAAGAGCAAAATTTGGAAACCCAACACCAGATACTTACATAGATGGTGCGGCATACATGGCAATTGCAGGTGAATGTAAAGAGAAAGAAGGAAAGTAAATGAAAGTTAAAATAGATTTAGAAAGAGATAATAATCTTACACCATTTGGTATTGCAACAGTACAAGATAGATATTTAGATAAGAACGAGACATCCCCTCAACATGCTTTTGCTCGGGCTTCTAAATATGTTTCTACTTATAGAGGTAAGACAGACTGGGAAATGGCACAAAGAATTTATGACTATGCTAGTAATTTATGGTTTGGTTTTTCCTCTCCAATATTATCTAACGCAGGTACAAAAAAAGGATTACCTATTTCTTGTTTCCTTAATTATGTTCCAGATAGTAGAGGAGGTTTATCTTCTCACTATGATGAAAACATTTGGTTAGCTAGTAATGGTGGTGGTATCGGTGGATACTGGGGTGATGTAAGAAGTGATGGTACTTCTACTTCTCATGGTTCTAAATCAACAGGTTCAATTCCTTTTATGAGAGTTGTTGATAGTCAGATGTTAGCATTCAACCAAGGCACAACTCGAAGAGGAAGTTATGCTTGTTATATGGACATATCACATCCAGAGATAGAAGAGTTTTTATTTATGCGTAAGTCTTCTGGTGGTGATGCAAATAGAAAATGTCTTAACCTTCATCATGGTATTAATATTAGTGATGACTTTATGACTGCAGTCTCAAAGAATATTGAATGGAAATTAATTGACCCTCATTCTAAAAAGATTAGAAAGTCTATTAATGCTAGAGAATTATGGAGATTAATATTAGAAACAAGACATGAGACAGGTGAACCTTACTTACACTTTGTTGATACTTCTAATAAACATTTACCAGAAGCACAAAAGAAATTAGGATTAAGTATTAAACAATCTAATCTTTGTAGTGAAATTACTTTACCAACAGACGAAGACAGGACAGCAGTCTGTTGTTTATCAAGTGTTAATCTAGCAAAGTATGATGAGTGGTCAACCTCTTCAACTTTTATTCCAGATATGATAAAGATGTTAGACAATGTACTTGAACATTTTATTCAATCAACTTATAATTTTTCCTATGATTTTCAAGGAAATGTTTTAGACATGAAAGTTAAAGAAGGTATGGAAGGATTTACAAAGGCAGGATATAGTGCTTATAGAGAGAGAAGTATTGGTCTTGGTGCTATGGGTTTTCATACTTATCTACAAAAATTAAATGTTCCTTTTGATAGTCCAATAGCCACAGGTCAAAATATAAAAATGTTTAAGCAGATAAAAGAGTTAGCTACAAAAACTTCTATGGAGTTAGCAGAAGAAAGAGGTGAAGCTCCAGACATGGGAGGTACTGGAATGCGTAATGCACACTTACTTGCTATTGCTCCTAATGCTACATCAAGTATTATTTGTGGTGGTACTAGTCCATCTATCGAACCGATAAGAGCAAATGTATTTATACATAAAACTTTAAATGGTTCTTTCCAAGTAAGGAATAGACAACTACATAATTTATTAAAACAAAAATGGGAAAACTCTGAGGAATTACAGAAAGAATATGATACCGACTACCAATCTTTTAAAGATAAAGTTTGGCAAAGTATTAGTGAACACAATGGTTCAGTTAAACATCTTAAGTTTCTTTCTGATTTAGAAAGGGATGTATTTAAAACTGCTGACGAGATAGACCAGAACTGGATTATAGAACATGCATCTAAAAGACAAGAGTTTATTTGTCAAGCCCAGTCAGTTAATTTATTTTTTGTTGCTCCACGAATACAAGAGAAACAAGAGGAACATGATAACTTTTTAAGATATACTAATAAGGTACACTTCCAAGCATGGAAGAAAGGATTAAAGAGTTTATATTATTTAAGAAGTCGTGAAGGAAAGAGTGCGGAAAATATTAACATGAAAGTT